GTAGATTATCCTAAAACAAACAGACAATTAGAATTTATAGGTATGGACAGAGGTTCATGCATTATGCAGGCAGAAGTAGCCCGAGAAGAAGGCGATACTGTAATGCTTATGCAGTCAGAAGAATCATTAACATTATATAATAAGGAGAAAGTATGAAAATACCAGAAAGTTGGAAAGCAGAAAGTTCACAAAAAACATTAGGTGTAAACACAATGAGTCTATTAGGCCTTAGCCTGTTATGGGGTCATATGTTAAATTTAATCAGTCTATGGTTTTTACCATTAACTGTTATAACATTACTAGCAGGATTTGGCAACGAGATACGCAAAAGAGACGCATAATGGATGACTTTACTAAAAAGAGCATGGAGAAGTTCGATAAGAGTACTGTGAGAGCCGCAGAGAAGTTAGTAGACAGTAGTTCAGAACTAAAAAAGATTAGAAGTATAAAGGACGGATTAACACCCAGAGAGATTACTACAGGTGCTAATGATCAACAGTATAAAGACGGCTATGACAAGATAGAATGGGGTAAGAACAAATCAAAACCTTCATTTAAAATTCGTGTAAATGGTAAAATAATTAATGATGAAGAAGAGTAATTGGCATGGTGGCAAAGGATCTACACCAAGAACAGATACTAACAGTAAACAGTATCAGGATAATTGGGAAAAGATATTTGGCAAATCTAGACCAAACGTAAATACTAGGAATAAGGAACTTAAAAATGGCAAAACAGGAAAAACCTAAATCACACGTAGCATACGTAAGATATACATACTTCAATCCCACATTTAAAGTAACATCAGGATACAAAATATTTTGGGCATGGAGTGAAGAACTATTAAAACATGCTGTGAAAAATTATGGTGCAAAATGTGGTTTACTAAGTGCAGATTCAATATCAAAGGAAGAATATGAAAGCAATACACAAATATAAAGACGCATATAAAAGAGGTGAACCAGAAGCAAAGAGACGTATCGCTCAAAGCATGGGTTATAGATTTACTATACATGATTGTCCACGAATGATACAGTTATTATATCGTGCTGGTATCACAATAGATGGTTGGCAATATAGCCCTTCTGATAAAGAAATAATGCAATTATAAGTCCTAGTGAGCCCGTTTAACGGCACGCCATGCCAAAGTCCCGGTCACTCACTAGGCACCTTCAATAAATACTAGTACATTAAATTAACAGCGGCCTTTGTGTCCAACATATGCCGCGATAATAATATAATGGATCTTTCGTTATTAATGGCCTATTCTATAGGCCATTTCTTTCTGTACTCTATAAGTAAAAGTGGCTTGTCCTAACTTGTCAACACCGATGTAAAACAAAGGTAAAAATGGGCTCATGAGAGCCCATTGTATTCTATATGCTAAAAATTATAAAGAATACTTAAATACTTTAGATTCTTCTATTGTTTTCATTAATTCTTTCTGAGGACCATCCTTTATGTAAGCCAAATGGTATGCTTCTATTTGTTCTTCGCCCATTTCTACAAGTTGTTTTAATTGATTAACAGCATCATCTCCCCATCTTTTTTGTAATTCTTGTACTTGATTATAGATTTCGGAATTAGATAATTTATGTTGAGCTCTGCTGATATCATCTAATTTATCCCATTGTTTTAATATTATAATTTGCTGGTGAATATTCATTACGCCACCTCCTGCATTTCTTCTTCTAGACATTCTTCAAACCAATCATCACAACCGTGTTCTTCAATAAACCAATCTATAAGTTGTTGGTCTGACAAATCGTCGATATACCAAGCAATTTCACTTGGACTAACAAACCTGATTTGCTCACCGTTGTTTTCCACTATATAAGACTCGTCTGCTTGAACCCAAGTGATTGTTATATTATCAAAATCGTAATAGTCATATACTTGACCATCATTGATACTTGATTCAATCTGTTTTACAATGAAATCTCGTTGTTCTTGTGTTAGTTCTGTTATCATATATTACTCCTTTTTAAAAAATATACCTTTATTATACTATAATATGTTTATTTGTCAAGCCTTAAAATTGTAATAATTTACCGTTAGAATCATAAACAAATCTATCAACAGATTGATTATCTATGTTTTTGGTGATTACTTTATAACCATTTTGTTTGTTAAATTTTCTAATAAAAAATCCTACACTATCAACGGTCAAATTTGTAGCATCAGCAATATCATTATAACTCATACCACGTAAAAAATCTTTATAATACTTTGCTACTAAAGACTCACGTTGTTTGGCGGCAACCGTTTGACTACATATAGCTCTGCTGTTTAGCACTTTGTTTCTGTATGCTGAATCTTGCCATTTGGCAGATATTGCTTTAGAGGTGTGTTCTTTTTGTGCAGATGTTTGTTTAAGTCCAGCATTAGAACCATAATCTACATTAACATCTCTGCCTTTATTGATCCTACTTTTAACAGTTGATATATTTACATTTAATTCTTCTGCCCATTCACTCAAGCATTTACCATTGTGATATGTTTTATTAAGACTTTGCATTTGTTACTCCTTTATTAAAAATTATACCTTTATTATACTACTTTATGGTTATTTGTCAACCTTCTCCACAATGCTAACTTCACCTTCATCAACTATGTAAGGACTGGAATATACCAAAGAGTCATATGCGTCCTCTAAGTCTTCATATTCACTTTGCCCTTCAATAACTAACCAATGCTCAGGCGGGTTTTCTAAATCAATAGGTGTCTGGTCCTGACTCCATACTGGTATACTATACTCAAATACTCTCATTACGCCAACTCCTCATATATATGAGCATAATCTTCTTCTAAAGTATGTATGTAATATTGGCATTCTTCATAGAAGCCTTTACTACTAATCCCATATTTTGCATACTCTTCTGCTTGTTCGCGAGTATCAAATAAATCACCGTTCTCAACATAGTCAAAATGATCTCCGTCTTGCGATATAAATGTAACATTAAAACGGTATTTGTTGTTGTTGTAGAAATGTTTGGTCATTACGCCACCTCCTTAAATGTTGTACCACTTTTAGTAAATGATTTACCTAAGTTAGGAACCATAAGTATACCATCAGGCTTTATTAATGTATTGAACATTTTAACAAACCATTCATTGTTTACTTTATGTTGATATGGTTTCAAATTCGGATAGTAAGTCTGACTCCAATTTGATATTTGATTTTTCTGTTTCATATATTACTCCTTTTCTAAATATATACAACTATTATACTACTATATGGTTATTTGTCAACCTAAAAGGTAGTATCATTAAGATACTACCCTATCAAATGTTGTTTGAATGTCTTCAAATACCTGAGCAAATTTCACATTGTCCATTTGCCTATGCTCTAAACCTTCATACCAAAATACTTGAAAGAAATTGTTATCTCTGTAACCTACACCTTCAACACGATGCACATCACAAACATAAAATTTCTCACCATGACCAGCGGTTTGCTGTTTTGGATTAACATTAAAATGGAACTTTAATGTCCAGGGTGCCAATCTGATCTCATCCACCATTTGTTGCCATGTTTCCTTAGTGAAGTTCAGAGTGACACAATAGTCTGTTTCCTTGTCAGATTCAAACCAACCGTTAGTGTGTATTTCATATCTGCGATCGCTATAATTTGGCATAGGTTGGCTAGTATATTCAGGCATAAATTCCTGCAGGTCCATACATATTACATTCTCACCATTTTGCATAGCAAAAGTACCTGCATCAGGTCTAAAATGTTTATGAGCCTCTTCTATACTGCCATATCTTTCAATTACTTCCTTGCGGTTTTCCTCCACAAGATCTTTCATATCTGTAGCAGATATTTCCTTTAAAATTAAATTTGATTTAAGCATTAGCCACCTTCCTTTTCATAGATTTATAAATTGCTCTACCACATTCTGGATCTAATACAAATTGTAATTTATCCTGTTTATCCTTAGAATGTTTTACAACTTTGTACTTGGATTCTGTGATATCCACACCTTTGTCACGTAATATCTTACGTAATTGTTTAAATGATTTTTTCATATATTACTCCTTTATTAAAAAAATATATACATATAGTATAGCACCATATGATTATTTGTCAACCTCTAATATTTCTTGCATAGTTCTGTTCATACAATGACAAGTGTCTGGATAAACCGAATTTTGCTTGATTCATTAAAGATGAATCCATTTTTACAATACTAACATAAAAATTTTTCAATTCTTCTGCTACTTGTTTTTTTGGTTGTGTCCAGAATTTCTTACACACACTCATATAGTTGGTGTGATTCTTAAGAACAAAAGATATAATCTGGCCTTCTAAGCCTTTGCTTTCTACAACACTAGTAGAATAAGAAGTGTTGCCTTTTAATATGGTCTGTCTAATGCCGTCTATATTGGGCTTAGATGTAAACCTTAATGTTGTGTTTATAGTGTTCATTACTCCTACCTAATTTTTTACTATAAGTATATAATAACACATTTATAGACTTTGTCAACCTTTTATTTCAAATTATTTTGAAGAATTGATAAATAGATGGGTAATTACAAAAACAAATTTCGCGGAGAATAAATGGCTAAACCATTCAACTACATGGACTTCGTAGTAAGTTCTCACCCAAGTTACATACGATACCTAGATGATTGGCTTTTATCAGAACGTAGCCTATACGGTGGCGTAGAGTACAGAGACGGTGAATACCTAAAAGCATATAGTAGTGATTTCAACACGCCTAGTGAAACAATTAACACTTATGACGTAGATGAGTCTGGTAATCAGATCGCAAGTTATAAGAGTTATGTACAAAGAGTAAACACACCGGAAGAAGCAAACAACGGTTCAGGTTATGCAAGTAACTTTTATTATGAAAAATTGCAGAATGTTCCGGTATTTCCTTATAGTAGACTATACATATCAGAATACAATGCAATATTGTTCAGATCTCCGCCAAGCAGAAATTTACCAGACACACCAGAAGTAGAAGCATTCCAACAAAACGCAGATGGTACCGGCCAGAGTCTAAATGAATTTATGAGTATGGTAGACACCTTTACAACAACGTTTGGAGTTGTATGGGTAAGTTGTATCAAAAATACAGGTTCAGATGTGCCTAAATGGAGAATGCATAAGCCAACAGATGTTACTAACTGGAGTTATACATATAACTCAGCAGGTGACTTAGAGTTAAACAGAATTATAATTAGAATATCCAGTGAGCCTGATATGGAAGTGTATCAGTACATGACAGCAGATACAATTGATATTATATTTAAACCACTGGTAGAAGAAGACGATCTTACATTTGAAGTACCTGAGGGTGCAGAAAGATTTGAGAACGATGATTCTATGTTTTACAGAATTTCCCAAGAGAATCCTCTAGGATACATTCCTGTAAGACCCGTATAACAAAGTACGCCAATACAAAACGGCATAGGTCACACGCCTCTCTTTGATATTGCTCAAATTCAACGAAGTGTTTATAGTGATATGGGGGAGATATATTCTTGTATCTCGTATGGTGCACACCCAGTAAACATAGTTGACGAAGATACACTAAACCGTAATGGAAATAGTGTAGGAGCAGAGCCTGGTGCTGTTATTATAACAGGAGCAAGTCTTGACGGGCAACCTAACTTTACATACTCTTTTGTTTCACCAACATTAGATAGTGTGTCTGAAATAAGAGCGATAATGGATCAGAAAATAGCAAAAATGAATGAAATTGCTATGATCCGCAGTGAAGAACTAATTAAGGCTTCACGATCAGGTGTGCAAATCGAACAGTATGACAGCAAATTAGAAGCATTCATACGTAAGAAAGCAACAGCATTGGAAAATGCAGAATATAATTTATGGAAAATCTTCTTTGACTGGACAGATACCCAAATGCCAGACGATTTAACCATAAGTTACAACAGACTTTACAGTCAAAAAGGTTTAGAACACGAAATTAAAGAAATGAACACAATTCTCGATGCATATCAGAGATATTCAGAGGTGTTCATAGGCGATGCAGAAGAATATACAGTACGTGACTACGAAACAGAAGCAGAAGCAGAAGCAGAGGCCCAGAGATTAGGCGGAACGGGTACTCACAGCCATACTCGTGAAGATGGTTTAGTCACATATATGCCATTTACAACGCATCAAGAATACGAATTAAGATTAGAAATGCTAACTGGTGCAGATCAAGAAGAATCACCAGACTTTAAAGAAGATTTAAAAACAAAGTTGAAAGAAAGACTAAAACAGTTAATCGATTCAACATATAGTAATAATAGCCTGTAAGGGCATTAAGGTAGGGGGTAACCCCGAAGTAATACGTTTACTTCTACGATAACAGGAGAAAAATGATGGAAGCATCTAATGAAACGGTAGTTCAACCCGACTCAGTTGAACCGGTAACAGATACCGCACAATCAGAAGCAGTAGAACAATCTACTTCAACTGATACAAAATCTGAAAATACGACACCCAGTGTTGAACATAGAGATGGTAAGTTATTTGTTAATGGAGTTCGTGTTTATACACGTGATGACACTAACAAAATAGCCGCTAATGCTAAAAATGAAGTTCAAAAGAATATTCTTAATGAACTAAATGTTGACAGCATTGACCAAGTGAAACAAGTTGTTTCTACACTTCAAGAGGTTAATCCTAATGAAGGAGAAAGTCTAAATGTTGAAAGTCTGCGAGATGCAGTTAAAAAACGTGAAGCAACAGTAGAAGAACTAAAAGCACAGGTAACTTCTCTAAAAACAGACCTTATGTTAAAAGATCATATGAGTCAACTACAAAATGCTATGCCAAGTACTTGGACACCAACTCAGAGAGATAGTGTAATCAAGTTAATGAAAGCAGACGGTATGTTAGCAGTGGAAGGTGATACATTTGCAATAAGAAACGGAAACGATTTCTTAACAACAGATGGAGAAACACCGGACTATGCTAAAGCAATCGAAATTGTAGGTAAAGACAAATTAGGTTTATCATTTGGTAAAAAGGGTGTTGATATACAGTATGGTGAGACAACAGCAACTAGTCAAAGTGGAGCAAAAGCACCAGTTGATGAAGTTAAATTGACTGACAATGCTGACTACAGATCGGCGTATATGAGAATACGTCAGTATCAGCCTACTTTAAGCAGAAGTCAAATTACCGACTCAATGGTAAAGGCAGAACTTAAAAGTATGGGAAAGTAATATAACATAATGACTTTATAGGAGAAAAATAATGTCAGCAACAACAAGTACAAATGTTGAGCAGTTATATGCAGATATCGTTCAAGACTTAGTTCCATATTATATGGACGCAGTATTGCTACCGAATCAGCAGATAATTCTTAACTCACTTAACGTAAGTGGTTCAACAGGCGATCAAGTAAGATTTCCTCTAATGAACACATATGATAATGCTGTTACTATCAGTGAAGGTACCTCAATTATTGGTACATCAGGTGCAGAAAGTAACCTTATCCCAACAGCGGCTAACGTAACATTCACAAAACGTGGATTAGGCGTAGACGTAACTGAAGAATCTTTAGAAGACGGCGGATTTGACATGGTCAGAAACGGTGTTTTATCAAGACTTTCAGGTGGTATTGCCCAAGCAACAGACATTGCAGGTTTGGCAGTATGTAAAACAGAATTTGTAAACAATGACGGTGTAACTGGCGCAAACGCGGCTTTCACACAATCTTTTGTTTTCTCCCCAGAAGCACTTGCTTATGCGGCTAAAAGAGAACCAGTTGTTAAAGTATGGTACAACCCTAACAAAGATGTACACGAATTTAGAGCAACAGTCAGAAACGGTTTTACAGCACTAAGAGGTAACACATCATCTCCAACAACACCATTTGGTAGAACAATTATTTCTAATGCATTAGGTGGCACACAAGCAGAAGCAAACGTTCAAGCGATTGCTACATCTGTTGCTAACCTAAGAAGTGTTAATGCTCCAGTAGGCGCAGATGGCATGTACATTGGTATAATTGATCCTGGTTTAGAACTTGCTATTAACAAGCAAATTGCAGGACTTGGTGGTACAACTATTAGTTCACTAAGTGACCTAGGTAACAATGCATTGAGAAATGCGGCGTTGGCAATGGTTTCAGGTGCTACTTTATATAGAAGTAATAACTTACCAGACGCATCTTAATAAGAGGAATTGAACTATGGCATTTTTAACAGACGGTGGTGGTAACGTAATATCTTTTGCAGAATACACTGATGTAGTACAAAAAGACCAACGTATATTTGAAGCAAACAATCTAAAGATACCGGCAGAGTCAGGCTTTGCTAGTAATGAAGAATTTGTTGAGGATATGTTGAAAAAAAGTACTCAGAGAATACTGTTAAAAATTAAGGCAAGTTCCTGGTGGCAACAATATAATTACTATGTAGGTAATTCGTTTGACTTAAACAATCGACCTAATGTTAACCCTAATCTTATAGATCCGGGTAACGCATTAAACAGACGTCAACAATTTACAGACATGTGTGTATATTATTGTTTCTCAGAATACTTATTTCCGTTATTTGCGGAATTTGGTAATGATGAATCACCAGAAGTTGCTAAAATTACATACTACAATGCAAAATTTAACGATATCTTCCAAGAGTTGATATCAATTGCAGACTGGTATGATGCAGACAATTCAGGTACAGTGGACAGTGATGAAAAAGCAGTTACAATCCAACGTACTAGACGAACAAGATCACGTAATAGCATAGTACAGGTAAGATAATGTCAGTAAGAAGCGATTTAATATCACAGATTACAACAAATTTATCTGGACAATCTAATATATCGATCATCAGTGAATTACCGTTCGTGCAGGGCGGTAGTCCACTATATTCGACTAATATGAATACCGTATATGTTGATGAGCAGGAAATTGAAAAAGAAACATTATATGTTACTTTAGATAGTGGAAATGTTGAGCAATCAACTACCACAATAAATGCCTACTTAGCAACAGATGCCAAAGAACAATTTAATAATATTGACACCGTTATTGCTAATCTCTTATTAGCAGGAGATGTGATTAGTAGTACTGTAGAAGTATCAAAGTCATATGAGACTGAAATAACGGACGATGTAATAACATATACTTTCGAGTATACATTTACAACCATATAGGAGAAATATAATGGCAGTAATTAATGTAACAGCAGGTGCTCAAGCAATCCTCACATTAGGAAACACCGAGGCTTTAAGTCTACCAGGTGCAACTAACGGAATGGTAATACCTTTCATGCAAGACGTAACAGTTAATGCAACACCAGGTACAGTTAGATATTCAACATTGGATTCTAGCAGTTCTAGTGCTTTCACAACTGTTAACGAAAACAGTATTTCTGGAAACATGTTAATTGATGAAGAAACATTCTTCGGATTAGCAAGTGCTGGTGGGTTAAACCTTACAGCAGATACAGGACTGTTTGACACTAGTAAGAATAAAACAGAAACATTCTTTACTATTGCGTTTGAAGGAGCAGATGGTGGTGATTACTATCTTAAAGGAAAAGGATTCATTGGTGGAATAGCCGCGTCAGCGTCTATTGATCAAGCCGTATGGATTTCACCTTTAGAAATTACCGTTAATGGTGAGCTTACTAAAGCAACTGTTTAACAATTAAACAATTAACACCCTCATGTATTTGGGGGTGTTACTTTTTAAGAGGAACACAATGAAAATAGCAAAAATACATAGATATTTTGATGCAGAAGGCAATTATCATGGACCCGCAGATTATAAATTTAAGATAGGCGGAGAAGAACATGATGTTTACGAATATGCAAAGCAACATGGTATTAAGTTACCAAGCAAGAAATCTAAAAAACACATAAATACAGATATAGAGGAAAAACATGAAGATTTGGGAAAATCACACGGCTCAGGAGATACTGAAGTCCATGGAGATGGAGATAGCGAAGGCTAAAAACGAACTTAAATGTGCTGAAGGTGATATCCAGAAAGCCAATAACAGGATAGCATTTTGTTTAAGTGCAATCCACAATTTAACAAATAGAGATATAAAGGAATAAGATATGAAATTAAGCGAACTAGCAAAAAAACCAACATTACAAAAAATCACAATAACTGAAGAATCACTAGTAAAAAAATACGGTGATGAATTAGAATTCTATGTCTATGACAGACAACCCCTAGATGTATTCACAAAATTAGCAGATGTTAAAGAAGATAACATTGGTGAATATATGACTATTCTAACTGAAATAATCAGAAATGAAGATGGTGAACCTGTTATGACAGATGAATTGACTTTACCAATTGATGTAATGACTGAATCCATTAAGTTAATTGGCGAACATTTGGGAAAGTAACTTCGCATCGCATAGATGAGAAGTCAAGTAGCACTAACACTATACTAATGTTAGATGCACTGGCAAAAAGATATAGTACTTTACCAAGCAAATTATTATGTGATGCGGATTCGTTTGACTTAATGGTTTTTGATGTTGCTGTAACATATGAAAAAATGCTACACGATAAACAAAATAAGAAAGTTGATCCTGCTATGTATGATCAACAGGAATTAGAAAACATAATGACAAGGGTAAAAAACAGATGAATATAACATTAACAACTGATTCTAAAGAAGTAGAAAGAATGTTAAATGATCTAGAAGATCTGTCAAAAGATATCCTAAAGCCGGCATTTAAATTTTATCTAAATGAAACACCTATTAGAAGTGGTAATGCTCGTAGTAAAACAAAATTACGAGGTAAATCCATTAAAAGTGAATATGGTTATGCAGGTAGATTAGATGAGGGCTGGAGTAAACAAGCACCTAAAGGTATGACTGAACCAACAATTGATGAAATTGAAAAGTTAGTTGAAAAAGAAGTGCGTAAAATAGGTAGATAACATGGCTAAAAGTATTGAAGTCACATTAAAATTAAACGATAGAGATTTTGTTAGAGGTGTAAAAAATGCTAACAGACAGTTAGATAAATTACAACGTAACCTCAAACAAACAGGAGGCGGTGCAAAACAATTAAGCAGCCAACAAGGTTTTGGTGGTTTAACAACCGCTATAGCGGCATTTGGTGCGGCTTCAGTAGCCACTACTAGAGGTACAGATGCTTTATTTAAGTCTAATAAATTTTTAGTAAACACTACTAAGAATCTAGCACAAGATTTTGATGATGTAAGAAATTCCCTTAAAGGTGGTTTAGTAGAGACAGTAGAAGGTGTAAAGCAAAATAAAAGATTATATGATATACAACGTAATTTAAATCGTGTAACAGGTGAACTAAGCGATGAATTTGGTAATTTAGAAGCACAAAGCAGAAAAGCAAACGGAGGTTTTGGACGTAGTGCCACTAGACTAGTATCATTTGCCGCTATAGCGGCTGTTGTTGCAACTGCTGTAGGTGGTATTGTAGCATCATTTAGAGGTTTGTCCTCAGCATTAGCCATTTCAGCAGAATTTGAACAAATTGAAATTACTTTAGGTAACTTAACAGGTTCGGCAGAAAAAGGTGCTAGAGCATTAGAAGTTATTACAGAAAAAGCACAAGAATTACCTTTTGCATTTGATGAAATTGCTGGTGCGGCACCATCATTATTAACAGTAAGTGATAATTTACAAGAATTTCAAGACAACATACAATTAGCCGCAGATATTGCCGCTAACTTTAAAATACCTTTCGAACAAGCAGTAAGTTCATTGCAAAGAGCCTTTAGTGCAGGTGCTGCCGCGGCAGATGTATTCAGAGAAAGAGGTGTATTATCGGCCGCTGGGTTCAAAGCAGGTGTAACTTACAACGTCGATGAAACAATAGCAAAATTCAGAGAATTTGGTGTCAGTATCGAAGGTGTTTCAAGCAAATTAAATGTATCCTTAACAGGTGCTATTTCACAAACAGGTGATGCATTTACTTTATTTAGAAAAGAAGTTGGTGATGCTATTAGGCCAACATTAACTGTTTTCTTAACACAATTAGTTGCACTATTTAGAGCAAACAAAACAGAAATTGATGCTTTTGCAAAAAGTATAGGCGAAGGTGTAGTAAGAGGATTTATTGCAGTAGGTAGAGCCGGTGCTGTAGTATTGGATGTATTTCAATTTATATTCGGCATAGTAGGAAGATTAAACAATGTTTTAGTTGAGAATTTTGGCCCGGGACTATTAGAAGTTGCCGCTTCAGTATATATTGTAGTTAAAGCCATGAACGCATTTAAAGTTGCACAAATGGCAGCCGCTCAAGCCGCAATATTCTTACAAGGTGTAACAGGTGTTGGTTTAGTTAAAGTAGGCGCAGGTATTGCCGCCGCGGCCGGTACCGCCTTATTGTTGAATGAAGCATTTGAAAAAGCCGCTGAAGGATTTAGTAGCCTAGGAGAAGAAGGTGCTGATTCGAACAGTAATTTAGCAAGGTTTAACTCATTAATTGCAGACATACAAGCCGGAGTTGCCTCATTGCCGGAAGACACAAAAGCGGCCGGAGGCGAATTAAAAGATTTATTAAGTGCTATAGCACAAGGTGGCAAAGCCGCCGCGGAAGGAAGCGAAGATACACGAACAGCATTACAAAAATTCAGAGATGAGTTAGATAAAATAAGAAATATATCCGGAGAAGAATACAAAGCATTCTTAGAAAGACTTAATGAACTATATAGAACAGGTGAAATAGGCATTGAAGATTACAGAAACATATTAAGAGATCTTGACGAACAATTCGGTGAAAACGAAGGACTTAACAATTTCTTAGATACATTAGGGTCAGCACAAAAAACACTAAGTGAGGATTTAGTACAGGCATTTAGAAATGGTGAAAGTGCAAGTGGTTCATTTAAGAAAATGTTTAGCACAATAATAGATCAGATTATAGCAGATGTGTTTAGACTAGCAGTAATACAACCAATATTGGGTGCTATACTGGGACCTTTTGGTTATGGTTTTGGTACAGGCGGTAATATTGTTAAAATACCAGGTAAAGCAAATGGAGGTTCTGTAATGGGTCAGAGACCTTATGTAGTAGGTGAACAAGGTCCAGAACTATTTGTCCCAGCAGGTGCAGGAAATATAGTGCCTAACGGGCAATTCGGCGGTGGAACAAATGTTACATACAACATACAGGCTGTTGATGCACCTTCTTTCCAAGCCTTAGTTGCAAGAGATCCTGAATTTATATTTAACGTTAGCAGAGCAGGTGCTAGAAGACAACCAGCATAGGAGATAAACAGTGAGTC